CTATTCCGTAACTTTGAAAGCTGGCCAATACCAGGAGTTTCAATTAGGACTCTGAGCTTCGTTTGTTCAGCCATCAGCCTGCCCTCTTGGTGTTCATCTTAACGAGCGCTGCACGTTCAATCACCTGCACCTTCTCAAAGAGTTCAACAGGTTCCTTGACGTGATACAAACGCATTAACGTCTCAAGCGCTTGATAGTTCAACCCAACAAGACCGCTCATACTGACGTTCCATTGCGTCTGCATTCTGAGAAACATCATCACTGCCTCCCAGTTGTCTTCCCACACCTCACAGTCCTTCCTGACTCCTTCTAACTGTGCTGCGGCTATCTGATCCTCAGACGCCCCCAACGCCTTAAGATCAGATACACGCTCATCAACCACGCCGCCTGTCACCCAGTAATGGGCTGCGGCTTCTAGTTTTTTTCAGCTGCCCCAGTGATGCTGTTGGTGTAAGACTCAATCAAGGCACGCAGCACATAAGGGTCGTCAAACAACTCCTTCTTGGTTACGTCGCAGAAGGCAACATCCTCGCCATCCTCATCCTTGATGCCTTCCCAGCCCTCAATAATCTCATCAACAAGAGCATCATCGCCCTCGTCAATTAGCTCATTGAAAGCTGAGCGTGACATCTTTTTGAAGATTGCCGTAAAGGTCTCTTTCTTAAATCGTCCGCCGTCAATGGGAACACTGACTTCAACGGGCCATTTGTAAGTCGAGACCTTCTTAAGGACGAATGCCATTGGGTTTAGGTAAAGGCGAGGCTGATCTCATTGTTGCCAGCCGTTGAGGGCAGAGCCAAATACGGCATGCTCAGAGAAATAACGCCATTAGTGTCACCATAGGATATACCCGTGACATCAGTTTGGGCCATCGTCAGAGTGCAGATATTACCTGCAGTAGCACCCAGCACAAGGCTGCTGCTAGCGGTAGCGACACCGCGAACATCCTCAAAATAATCAGTAGTTCCAATTGCAGGAGCCTCAATCACAGCAGTGCCGCCAGGGGCACGGTTGACGATCAACACTTCCTTGCTGCTAGCAGTTTCCTTGTAGACAAGCTCATTGTTCAGAGCCAAATCAAGTGACTCAATACGCTGAGAGGCCTCACCAAAGAAGGTGGCGGTGGTCAAGTTAGTGTCGTTGACTTCCAGCGCAGCAGCTTGGTTGGCAACAGTAAAGGTGCCGCTGAGTGCAGTGTCGTCAGGATCGTTATAGATGCCGATAAAGTTGAAACTTGCAACAGCGAACTGACCGGCAACAAAATTAAAAGTGACGCTGCCGCGAGCACCAGTAATCTTGTGGCGAGTGCCGTCGTAGAAGCAATAAATAGTGCAGGAATCAAAGCTAGCGCTCACACCTGCATAGGTAACGCTGGTGCTGACAACGACAGTCTCAGACAAGCCACATGACCTGAGCAGAGGACCAAAAGCGGGGGCAGTACCTGCGGCGCCACTACCAGCAAGCTCAACGTCAAAGGTCACAGAAACACGCTTGTTGGCGACCAGAGTGCCACGGGTGCTGTTACCAATAAAGCCTTGGAATGCTGCAGCCTGTACGTTGTCAGCCTCAATAGGGGCTACCTCAAGGTTGGTGACCTGAATAGCATCACTGCCACCAACAGGCGTCGGATCGGTCCCGTAAGTGGACTCAATCTTCGCTAGGAGAAACTTCTTCCGAGTTAGTGCCATTGTCTTCTTGGGTGGGGGGCTCTGTGATCAGTGTAAGTTTGCCTGATTTGGGGTCAAACAGATAGCTGCCGCCCACGCCAGGATTAGGGACTTCCTTACTCATTATGCAGAAGTGAGATCTGTTCTGCTACTACGATAGCGAACCAAAAAGTCTTGGCTAATCACCCCCAAAGGCACGTCTGCTTCATACATATTGAAGTCAGTGCGATCAGGTGTTAGGTCAAGCGCTTTGCCATCACAGGTTTGATCTGCCATCAGCAGTGAATGTACCTGCTGTGTATAAGTATCGCTGCTGTCATCTGGTACATCAGCTCTAACAAATGTTGTGATGCGTACACGCATCGTCCAATCAAGTTTGTCGAAAAAGTTAGTGTCAGTAGGTTGATCATTGACAGGCTCAATAATGATGGCCGGCACCTCGCCCCTAGCCAGAGGCTCGACACGCGAACGGTAGACAGTCGCTCCAGTCGCGCTGTCCAAATTAGTCTTCATCCGCGCAAGGATCTGTTCGCGTCGTGTGTCAGCCATGATTACGCAGCAGCGATTTGGAACACATTGCACACAGCACTAGGCCGTGTTGGGCGGGCGTAAGGGCTGGTTATAGCCGGTGCCGCCTCAAGCGTAATCTGTGCATCGCTAGGCGCCCATATCAACTCGATGTAGTCGTCTTTTACAAGATGCAGCGTGTGATCAAGGAACAGGTTGTTGGAGCCTGGCGTGCCACCGTGGCTTTCGATGACTGATGCGGTAGTAGTCGTCAGCGCAAGGTTGCCACTACTGTCGTTGTTGTTTTTGCGCAACCAGAAATGCACATCATGAATCTGCGTATCGGCATTTTGCAGCTGCAGCACAAACTCAAAAACATAAATGCCGGGGTAACGAACAGTCAGCTCGCTGTTGTCGATAATTTCAACCCCATCGTTGTCAGCGTTTTTGATAGGGAACTGAACAGGAGTCGGAGTGTCTGCAGTCGTTGATTGGTCGCTACCGCTAGAAAACTCACCCCAATATCCAGGGCTGCCAAAGTAATGCAATTTTGACCAAGGCTGTATCCCGTCACCAACTTTTTCGTAACCAGTATCAGACTCAATGCCCATCTCTCCAGCTACAAGAGTGGGGTTGAGCGCTGCCCAGTTAGCTCGTGTGTCGTACTTTTGTACGGCCATCAGTCCTTGCTCAATAGCAGTTCAGAAAAGATGCCGTCATCAACAGGGCGATTTTCACGCACCGTATAGGCTTCAGACGCAACAGTGATAGAAGTGCCGCGAGAGGCAGAGCTAACGTCAGAAGTTTTTGCCGTGAGCAGATACTCCCGAGTTAGCGCCATACCTCCCGCGATAACTTCCATCGGGGAATCCAAGATACCTACGAACTCACTGCCGCCACCGATCTGGCAAGTAACGCCAAACTCGTTGGTGTCAAGGAAAGCGAAGGTATCTTGAATAGCCATGATCAGTCGTACTTCTTGCCGTAAGCAAGAGCAACCGAGTAGGTGAAGGCGGGAGAGCTGGTGCCGCCGATGGTGCCGACTGCACGCAGGTAACGCTTCACATCGTTGGTGTTGATGCTGATTTTCTCAAGAGCTTGAGCAGCATCAGTCACCTGAGTGAAAGTGGCACCGCTGATGTCACTCCAGTCAGAGTTGTTTGCAGATTCCTGCAGCTTGACATCCAGAGTCGGGCTAGAGCCGGCGCTAGCAGCGTCAGAAGCAAGAATTACGATGGCTTCGCCTTCAGCTCCGTTAGAGCCTTCGAGGTCAAAACCGGTGCCGTTAGCAGAAGCGGTGCGAGCATCACAGGCAAGCAAGGTGCCCAGATAACTCTTAGATCCGAGGTTGTGCAGCATTGGTCTTTCTCCGTTTTGGTTTTACAGGTGGACAGGATGGTGCTTCAGGTTCAACGATAGTTTCCTCTTTTTGAGGAGGCTCATCAATTACCTGTTCGGCCTTGCCGAGACCAATTAGGTATTGAGATTCGGGGAGGGAAGCCTCAACGACTTCCCCAATCCGAACTACCGTGCCCCCAAGCATTGTTTGCTTCAGGATACGGATTTTCATTTATCAGAGGGTGTTGTTGCCGCGTGAGAAGGAAGCGGCATGACGCACAGCCATGTCAACATCCTGCATTGCCACGACACGAACGGTGCCACTGGTGCTGTTGGTGTAAGGATCAACCATCAGATCCAAGCCGGAGAAGTAGCCGATCAGCAGGTCAGCGAAGTTGCCGAACCACAGGTCGTTGCTTTCAACTTGGTTGCTCACCAGACCGGCGTAGCCGTTGACTTCGCCACCCTCAAAGATGAACTGACCAGAGCCAGAATCTTTGGTTGCAGTCTTCAGAGCGCCGCGCATTGCGGAGTTCATCAGATACACAGGGGTGCCAAGCAAAGCGTTGGAACCAGCAACGTCAGACTCAAGTGCAACAACCTCGGCGAAGGTCGGGGTGTTAGCGGCGAAGTCCTCGGTGCTGATGCCGGTGGTGTTCTTCAGACCTAGGGGCTCGCTAGAACCGCCAGTGCCATACAGACCAGCCAAGTCAATCTTGAGAGCCAGAACGGCAGCCAGATCGCGGCGGATCATGTTCTCAACGTCAACGCTGCTTTGGATCAGCAGGCGACGGGAGTAGTCGTTGTAAGCAGCGACGGTGCGGGGCATCATCGTCACTTGGTCCACGGTCTGGTTGGACTCGGTGGGAGAGCCAGACTCAGCAACCCAGTAAGCGGTAGCAGCACCAGACTGACGGGGGATAGCCACGTTGCCAGTCAGACCAGTCAGCACGGTTGCGCCGGCTTGATCCAGTGCGCTGCTGTTGCGCAGGATGTCGACGAAGGAACCACCCAGCTGTACGGTAGCAACGAGGTTGCCGCCAGCAGATGGGGTGCCAACAGTCAGGTCGCGGGTGAGAACTTCCTGAGGGATGGTAATACCACGGGAAGCGCGGCCCAGCTTGGCAGCAGCAGCTTCAGATGCCTCAATCTCAAAACCAGCAGCTTCGCGAGCAGCACGGTCAGTGGGGTTGGACAGGTAGTTGAGAGCACGCAGCCAGGAGAAAGAACGGGTCTCTTTTTCAGAGAGGCCAATCTCGCCAGCGGTGGTGTCAACGGGCTTGATTTCTTGTTGACCCATTTTTTCTAGGAGTGCGGAACGGAGTTCCTCCAAGCCACGAGAATTGATGATGAATTCTTGAGCAAGCTCAGAGTTGTTGGTACGCTTACCAAGGGCAAGCATTTCGGCAGCTTCTTTAGCTTTGGCCTCGGCGGCCTCTGCGCGGAGAGCCCCGATATCTGGGGTTTCGGACATGGTTACCTCAAAGGTGTTGGTTTGCACGGCAGAGGCCGTTTCAACGTCTCCATTGTGCTGGAAACTGCGACCGATGCCAACCGAATTATCGGCTGGAACAGTCACTAAACTTACCTCAAATGGCTGGTAAGAAGTAGCACGATAGGTGACAGGATCGGTGCTCCGATCTTCATCCATCGCGTTGATTTTGTAGCCAAAACTGACGTTGCGGATGATTCCATCCTTGATCAGTTCCTGCATCTCGCGGCCAAGCTCATTGTTGGCCATTTTGACCTTCGCATAGGCCCGCTTATCTTTGATGTATGCACGTTCAACAACACCAACAATCCGATCAGCATCGTGTTGGTAAAGAAGCGGCGCACCATCATTTAGACGAGACATGTCCATTGCATCGTCACTCATGTTGAGCACTTCCATGCCGAAGTAACGCTCAACTGGCTCTTCAGAGGCAAACGGAAACTCAAGGGTGCGATCGTCTTCTTCGTCCTCGTAAAAATCAACCGCGTGTGCCCGCTTAAGCACCTCGCCGGCAAAACTACGAAGAGAAGCAATCTTGGTCAGGGTGCTGAAACGATGCCCAACGAGGCGGTCAGTTTCCTCAAACCCATCGTCACCTTCGCGATAAACGCGGATGAGCGCGGCAGGATCATCTTCGTCTGCGTTGATAGTGAACGAGGAGTCAGGAACATCAATGCTGCCCGATTTCGCAATGCGGGTGATGCGGCCACGAGCCGTGCCTCCGCTGCTGTCCCACCGCACAAAGTCCCCGACCTTGAGATCATCAGGGCCTGCACGCAAGCTTCGGTCCTGCGCATCGGTAATTGCTTCAGCTTTCATTTTACTCCAAGATTGTCCGGGGTCTCCGCCCCATGCTGCCCAAGCTACACGACCTTTGCTAGGGTAACCATCTTCGTCAGGCGTAAATCCTTCGCCTTGTTTGTCAACCTCGTGCCTGGCAAACCAAGCATTCATCTCGCGAACAGTATCAACAGAAAGTTCATCGCCAGATAAGATCTGAGTTGCACGACGTGCAGCAACTTCAGTACCGCCAGCTTCACCGTCTGCCTTCCAATCGCGATAGCGCTGAGCTTCTTCACGCATGCCCTCGGTGGGAGTCAGGTTGATTTCCTTGCCGTTGACATTCATGACTCGTGGATTTCAGGGTGTTCGGTGTCTTCAATCGGCGGGTTTTGCGCTTGACCGGCTTTGGTGACTGCGCTGGGATCGGTGTCAGTAACAATTCCCAACTCATCAAGCATGGCAAGCTCGTGCTGCCGCTGACGCATCACTTCCTCAAAATCACCACCGTGCAGAGAGATGACTTGCGAAAGGGTCATGATGCCGCTGCGCACCAGTGACTTATAAGCCTCGGCCTCCTTCTGCGGATCAACAAACTGAGCAGCAGGTGCAATCCACTTGCTCTCGTAATACCGGTCAGGGTCCATGTCAAAGCCAGGCAGGCGCAAAGCACCGCTCATGACGGCCATATCCATCCACTTCTCGTAAACACGCTGGCAAAGCGTTTCAATCATGTACTGCTGCAGCGTTCTGTAGTGAGCGCGGGTTTCAAGCAGTTCCAGCCGTGAACTGCTGTAGTTGCTTTGCGAAAAGTCAGAGCTGACTTGCGTGTAGCTACAGCCAACACCGGCAGCTACCGCCCGCAACATCTGCGCCACAAACGGCGTAAATGCGTCATCAGGACGGCTGGGCGAAAAGAACTGCATCTCCTCGCCTGGCGCAAGACGGCGAATGCTGCCAGGAGCAAAATCAAGAACAGACTGATCATCGTAAGTACCGTCCTCAAATAGCTCTTGATCAGGGGTGCGAACAAAGCCCATCATTGCGCTGCTTGCGCGGGCTGCGATGATCTCGGCCTCCTCGTAACCTTTTAGGTTATTGAGCCGCATGATTGCGGACGCAAAAGCCGTAACGCCTCGGGTTTGGCCTGGGCGCTCAGCGGCATATAGATGAATAATTTCTTCTGCCGGAACACGAATGCGACGCTTTTGCGCAATGTTGCCGTAGGAAAACTGATAATCGCCGGGGTGATAGGTCAGGAAGTGGTAGGCAACAGGCCGGCCCCACTCGTTGATTTCAACGCCCATACGGACGCGATTGCCGTTTGATTCAAGACCTGTGTAGTCATCATCGAGGAAATCGGCCTCAAGGATCTCTAGGCCAAACGGAACTTTGCTATCGCCAAACTCTTGATAAACAAAACGGACAAACACTTCGCCCGACTCAATCATGCTGTTGAGGCAAAGCCGCTGAATATCAGACCAGCTCAACGTGCCGCCAGCGTGGCAGTTCTTAGCCTTGCCCCACTTTTTCCACTCGTACTCAATCAGGCTGTTTAGGCGCTCATCAAGCCTGCCGCCGCGCACCATGCGGACTTGAGCTTGGTGTTTGATGCCTTGCCCGACGACGTTGTTTTTGACAGCACGCAGTGCAGACTTGGCGAAGTCAGAATCACGAACGAGCGACCGCGCACGATTGCGCAAGATACGCAGACTGTTCTTTACCTCACTATCAGCGCTAGTGCCTTGTGACACCCAGTCGCTAGTAAGGCGGCTTGTTGCAGCGCCAGCGTAATTACGACGCTGCTTGCGCTTGTTGCGATTGAACGGCCACATCAGATAAACCTCACACGAGTAACGCCGGGGTTGCCGAGGCCCTGCTTAACCTTCTCGGCACGGCGCTCTCTGTCAACCTCAGCCCTCAAAGTATCGCGCAGCTGCAGCAATTCAGTCATCTTGTAACGCTTCAAGCTGCGATTTCCGATGCTGTATTCCTGAACAACACCACCCTGCGCAAGGGTGCGGATTGCAGTTTCTACATGGCCAAGGTCAATCTCAGCGCGTGAGCGATCATCAAACGCTCCAGGAGTGCCGCTGTAGCTGAGCGTTGCCTTGACAGTGAACTGGCCGCGCCCTGCTGTGTATTGAACGTCAGGGTCTGGAGTGGTATTGACAGCGATTGCCTGCCAAGTCCAAGTGCCAGCGTCAAAGTCTGTTGTCGTGGTGGCAGGGACAGTAACGCGCCAGCCGGTGCCCTCAGCAACACCGGTAATAGCTGCACCTTCTGATGCGGTATTGGTGCGTGCGTACCAAGTCAGCGTGTAATCGCTGCTAGTTACACTGTTGCCAACAGGATCAGTGAACTCGGGCACGTCAAAAATGACGGTGTCGCCCGCGTAGAAAAGATCAGGAACGGAAATAGTCACCAGTTCGTCACGAATGATTGCGGACGACGCATAACGCGGCGACGACGCAGGGGATTATGTTCCGATTCTACCGATTTTTCCTCTTTGGGCACATCGTCCTTAACTGTTGCCTTGCTGAACTGTTCGAAAATAGTGTTTCGGTTGTACCTCATATAGAGAAAATTTAGCGCCGCATAGGAGTACACAAGCACGTCCAATGCCTCGTTGCGGTCGCCTGGCTTCTTTTTCCACTCTCGGATGGCGAAACCCTTGACGTAGCGGACAACCTGCCGCTCAGCAGTCAGCTGCTTGAAATACTCTTGCCCCGCCTCATTGTGAAAGTGAATGTAGCCAGGACCAGTCTCATTGTGCTTCAAACGGCCAAACAATGTGCTCTTGATAGTGTCAACACCAACAGGGAATAACTCGGCTGAGTTTTTCAACACTTGCCCTTTGTAATTAATGTCAACCTTGCTAGGTTTGCCAATGGGTGGTTTGTTTCGCTGCGACTGACCTTTCAGGGCAAACACCCCTCTCTTTCGACGCTCACGACAGTAGGCATAGACCTCGCTGGTG